TCGTTTTGTTTTCGAAGCTTCCAAAGTTGCTCAATCAACCACTCCTGGAAAGCCGTGAAATCAGGGTTGTTTTTCAACCGATTAAGTGACCGGACAGTGCCCTGGTCGGCGGGGGTCAGATCAATGCTCATGGATCCTCGCGGTGGTGCGGATAAAATATTGAGGGAGCAGCTCGACCAGTGTCCCCTGATACCGGAAAGGAGAAGATACAAACCCGGCAATCTCCCCGTTTTTGTAAATGTACATACCGGTTTGGTACAGGGGCTCGTCCGGGGGGTATTCCCTGTGTTCGACCTTGACGTTGTGCTTTCGCATCAGCCGGTCAATGCGGTTGGAATCCATCCCGGGTCTGACCTTTGCACCGCACTTGCGCATGATCAGATCAAAACAGTGGCCCATGAATTTTCTGGCATCATTAACGCTTGCAAACCGGTAGGTTTTGGCATCATGTTTCAGCACATGATCAAAATTATCCCGGTCCCGGCGGTTGAGATCCCCTAACGTGGTGTCGCTGCTGTAGGCGGTTTCGCGTTCTGGCATCAGTCTTCCTCCCTTATGTGTGTAAGATGAACCACATCACCAATCCTGGTCGCGCGGAAAAGCTCCTCATCGGCCCGTGACAGTGCGCGCAACATCTGGTCGCTGTATTTCACACCACCTATTACCCAAACATTTTCACGAAACTGATACCCACGAGTTTTTGACATTTGCCAGAACAGGAATTCGATAGGAAACAGTGCCGCCTTTGCAGCTATTCCCCACCACGGCAACAATGTGCCTGGTTCAATATTCCTGCACAGCCACTCCCAGATTGATTCTCTCATTGACTTTTTCATTCATTCTCCTTGTCTATGAAATCAGGCCCGGGTGTTTCCTCAAACCTGACAAAATCAATAGTTTCTCTGCCCTCAAGCAGCGCCTTGGCTATCCTGTGCCTGCCGTCCATCACATAGCCTTCATCGTCTAAGATAATGGGATAGGACATGTCTGCATCCAGAACGGCCTGGACGTGGCCGACAAAGGACTTCATGCTGTCTATGTTCGGGGCCAGGCGGTAAATGTTCAGCCCAGATATGGGCATGGTCTGAACCGGCAAATCTTTGGCTTTATCAATCAGCCGGGAAACATACCAACGCTTTTCATCATCGCTGAATATCTGCTTGTCGAACGGGTGCGGGTGTTTTATTTCGATCTTCATTATTTTCCCCGACTAAGTAGTACGCCGAATATTCATTAAGGTTTTCGAGCTCAGTGAAAATACAAGCCCCGCACAGCAGACCCGCCTCAGTAGGGCGTGTTTTGTCTGGACGGATACGCTCCCAAATTACATCCGGCACCATCACATCGACTTTATAATCCTTCCCACATCTATGGCAGAAACAGCTCATTACACCACCTGGAAATCCTTCCCTGATTGCTTATTGCCTGCCCCGTCAGCCTCCTGCCCGGTTTCCGCCTCGACCTGCTGTTGCTGCTGCTGGATCACGGCCCGCTGCATCCGCATTTCCAGTTGTTCTTTCGTGGGAACAATGTCGTCAGACTTAAAATCCGCTCCCTTGAAAATTTCTTTCATCATCTGGGCCAGGCCGGTCCGCTGGACCACTTCCAGGGCGGCCGGCCGGCTCAGGACCACATCAAGCAGCTCATTTCTCCGGATCTGCGCCTGTTCCTTTTGAACAAGAGCGCTCGATCCCTTGGCAATCAGCTTGATATCCCCGGTGTAATAGTCCGGGTCTTTGAAATACAGGAGCTGGAATTCATGGGTTTTGATAATAGATGGAGCGATGATCCCCTTGTCCACGTTGCGGACTACCTGCTTGATCCCACGTGCGGCGTTGTTCATCATCATGGTGAACCCGGTCGCGGTCCCCAATGCGCCGCCCTTGGCTTCACCACCATATGCGTACTTTGGCACACCGGTTTTGTTGTCTGCTTCCTCGGAAAAGAACCTGTAAACTTCCATCAACTCCTTGGCTACAGACGGCGGCATGAAAAATTGAATGGGCGCTCTTGTGCCGTTGCCCATTGCAGCCTCGCCGTTGACCTGCCAGATTTTCATGGGGTACATATCTGTTAAGCTTTCCCCAGCCGGCAGCTGCGAAACGTCATACATCACCTGCGGGCCACTGGATATGGCCATGTTATTGATCAGTGACCGCGCCGCAGCATTGACCGTATCCTGACAATCCCCGATTATTTCCGGTACACCTGACCCCCATAAAGAGCCGTTTCTTTTCCGGAAACTGGCAAAATGATACGGGACCTTTCCCATAGGATCGCCATTGATCTCGGCCTTGATCACATATCTGCCGATCAGCCAGATTTCCACGGAATAGTCAGCAAAAGGGTCTTCTATCTGTTCCGGGGTCATGCCGTATTCCAGCAACATCAAACCCTGGACAGAACCCCAGAATTGGAGCGCATCAATCCGGTTATCCGGACTGCGCCATTCGTTCGGTCGGTTTTCCAGCTCCTGCCTTGTCAGATCATTTGCTACACTCAACCATGAGTTTTGCCCGGCCTGGCCGTATTCGGTGAGCACCATCCGGATGGCATCATCATCATACCCCTCAACCCCAATAAGACTTGTAAGGTACTTTCTGGTCAACCTGTGCCGTTCCAACAGCCCATCTTCCGGGGACTGGGCGCTTGCAAGGGGATATATATCAAGAGGGGAAACCCGGTTGAAATCAATCATGGCCTCGGTCCGGACCTCAACGGGTGACTGGTCCTGCTCCTGGAACTGCTCCTGCCCTGGCATGACCGGCTGCTGCTGCTGATCTTTCCAGCGCATCACCTTCTTTTTCCGGATAACAGGGCCTTTAACAATTCCAGACGGGAAGGTGACAATGTCGTCAATGGCATCGCCGACAGCATCCTGCCAGTTGGCTTCCACCAGCACATCATCCAGCTTCCTTTCAATCCGGTCCCTGGCCTCTTTGGCTGCGGCCTCCATTTCATCTCTGATCTGGCCGGCCATTTCCTCGGCCCTGACCTGCATGTTTTGCAGCATCCATTCCCTGGCCTGCTGTTCGTTCTGGATGGCCCCGGCCTGAATCTCTATCATCATCTGCTGTTTCATGGTCTGCTGGGCCTCCATCATTACCGCGACCTTTACTTCCTGCATCTGGCCTGGTTCCAAGTCCGGTACCGGGGTTGGCTTCACACCCCATGGCTTATCCCCCGGGGGAAAGAGAATGTCATTCATCCACGCAGCCACGGCATTACACTTTTCGTCCGTCAGCATCATGTAGACCTCGGACCCGCCGTATGATCTGATCTGTTGTAACTTGGACGGTGAGTATTCCCCAGCCCTGGCCCTGAGCGCGTCGATCATTTTCCGTTCAACCTTGCGCTCTTTTGCCTCCTTGGCCGACTGCCAGCAGTCCATCACATAATGTGACAGGCTCAGTATTTCCGGTCGGTTCTGCCGCTCCTGGGCTTCTTTGGCCGCCATGGCCTCCTGCTGTTCCAGTTCCGCGTTACTCTGGTATTCGATCATTGCCATGTCTATGTCCACCCGTCTGCTGATTGTTTTTGCACTGTGACTGCCGCGCCCTGGCCCTGCCGGAACTGATGTCCCATTGCCAGGGTTTGGAATGCGTCTGCGCCGTTTGAATTTTCGTCATGTAGGGGGGTTGTGCGGTATGATTGAAGGTGCTCGTTCCATTCTTTTCTGTACCCTTCCAGCCGCTCAATACCCTGAGAGCACTTTGTTTCGTCAAACCAGCACACGGAGAAAATGCGCCTGGCTGCGTTGATTGAATCGATTTTTACCTTGACCCGGGGTATCCGGATGAAGTTCAGACCTATTTCTCTGGCTGACTGCCAACGGGATTTGCCGCCGGCACCTAATTCCCTGACGCCGATGTCATGGGGAGCATAATGGGCAGTGTAGTGATACCCGCGCTTCTGGAGAATGTCCGCGTAAAATTCAAACCCTTCGCCGTTGTTTTCGTAATAGTCAATAACATGAATCTCACGGCCCACATCCTGGGTGAACCAGATAGCCATCGTGTCATCCATCCCCAGGTCCCACCAGGTTTTAACCCCGATGCCAACTTGGTAAGGCACAGAACATATTCTTTTTTCCTCCCTGGCCTTGGACAGTTGTGTGGCAAAATAGGCCCCTTTGATCGCCTGCTCGAATGCTTCCTCTGGGGTTGAGGGGTTCTCCCGCTTCATATCCTCACCCAGGATGTTCCACTTTGAAACGTACCACCACCGCTTGGGGTTACTCAGCTTCCTGCCGATCTTGGCCTCGATCTCCCGGAAATAGTCCAGCATCGCCTGGCTGATCGGAACGGCTTCATCGGCTTCATTGTCTGTATTGTCCCACCAGGGGAAAAAATGGAATTTGGGCTCTGTCCTTGTGGGTTTTCTGCCCTGCTTATCCCGGTTCTGGGCGTCCTGGCAGAAATCGTAAAAGTATCCGCTCTTACCTTCAGCGGTTGATTCGATAAACCACAGGGATTCACCTGTCTGTGTATGGATTGCTTCCAGAGATCCGGTTACAATCTCCCGGGCCTTTTCCGGATACCTGGCACACACTTTTCCAAACTCTGAAACATGCAACAGGTTCATTGTCCCGGACCGCATGGACGTACCGACAGAGATAATGGAGTTGTTTTCAAACTCAATTTCTGTCTTTGATTTGGATTTTGTCTGTCTAAAATCTTTGACCAGGTCCGGAAGGTTTTCGTAGGGGTACAGAATCTTGCGGCGGAATATTTTGGAAACGTCCTCGCGGTTATGGGCGATAATACCCGCCTCGGTGTCATCGACGAACAGGGCAGCATCTAAGATGAAAATGTCAATGAAGGTGGTAAAACCCCTTTGCCGGCATTTCAAAATCAGGTTTTGGTACCACATTTCGTCATACAGCCGGGTCTGCTCGGCATTCGGCTCAAACAGCACCCGCTTGCCGTACCGATCAATGATGTAGTAAAAATTATTGATCCGCCACCAACGGTCCACCACCTTTGCAAACATCTCGTCGTAGGACATTTTTTCAAGAATATGGGCTTGTTGTTTTACTATCGGCGCATCATCCTCCCACGGATCATATTTCAAAGCAGCGGTCATTCTCTGGGCTCCGGCAAACCACGGCCATTGGCCTGGCTGATTGTCTGGAAAAGGTCACGCATGAACTCTTGACGGGCTTCCTGGTCTACCTGGCCGCGCTGGGCGTTGTCTTTTTCGTACAGTCCAAGGTATTTATCTAAAGCATCCAGGGCCTTGTTTTTGTCATGGTTTTTGAACTTCAGGATCTGGGCGGGTTGGCCGTCTTCACCGACGGTTGATTTAATATCTACCCCGGACAGTGCAGCCGCCACGTCGGGTGATATTTCCGTGATCGGCTTCATTGTCCCGTCAGGGTTGAACATGTCCAGGGCGTTGAAAAATGCCAGCTTGGCCCGCTCCCTCAAAACCCGGTCTATTGTGATGTCAAGATTGTTGACCCGTTTATCGCGCTGTTTCTGTATCGCGACCTGGATTTCAGGTTTCTTCAGGTTCTCATGGCCTGTGCGATCTGCGGTCCTCGGTGAATACCCGGCCCGCCTGGCAGCAGCTGAGGCGTTAAGGTCCACAAGGTACTCTTTGACGAACATTTCCTGTTTCGGTGTCAATTTTCCCCTTTTTGCCATTTTCCTAACCCCTTGTTTTTATTGGGTCGGATCAACATTTTTCTTCGAAAAGTATTAACGAAGTGTTAACCTCATCATCATCCTCACATTGCGCCGCCCTTCTCAGACAATCCGTGTCCGTGTCGACACTCTCCGTCGTTGACCAGCTGTACCCGCACACCCGGCAGACTCTTGTCCGCAGGATTGTGGAATCCAGAAAACTGACTGTTCTCTCGACTGTGTGTTTCTCTGATCTGCATAGACGGCATTTCATGTGCTTGATTTTACCGGCCCCGTAGGCGCAGGGGCAAATCATTGATCCGTGGAGTTGGGGTTTTCACGGAAAAAGAATTTTTTTTGATTTTTTTTCTTGACATGCACTTTTTGAGTGCGTATTATGCACCATAAGAGTTGACAACAGCCGGGCACCCGGCACAAACAAGGAGAATGACATGAAAACAAGAACCGAACAACTTGCAGACGCAATCGAAAAAATCTACCAGGCAAACAAAGCAGACATTGACACCCTCCCCAACCACGGACCCAATGGCGGCAGAAACGCAGCTACCATCTCCGGATGGACCAATTATGGCAATGGCACAATCACACGGGCAGCAAACATGACCAACATGCCGGTAATGAGCTACTGGTCCGGGTCAGCTCCCACACCCAGCTCGGCACTGCCGGAAATGTGCTACAAGGAAATTACAAAAGCCTACAATAAAATTTTTGGATAATTAACCCGCCCCGGCACACCGGGGCAATAAAGGAGAAAAACATGAAAAAATACGCCTACGCAATAATGGATGGAAACGAAGCGCCGGACCAGTACCGCACGCCGGAATCTTGCCACAACACGGTTGACGCCGCCAGAAAAGAACAGGACCGGCTCAATCGCAAAGACGCAAACAACCACTATTACGTGATCGACTGGAATGCTGGCAGACGGGACAAAGAACCGCCTGCCGACGACCACTACGGAGTTATTGAGTAATAAATACACCACGACCAGCCCCGGTTTTCCGGGGCAATAAAGGAAAATAGCCATGAAAACCATAACC